CTTTCACAGCAGGCGCTTACAGCGATGTTTCTAACGAAGCAATGCGTATGGGCTTTGTTGGTATGTTGGCTGGTATCCCTGTTTATGAAACAAGTAACATTGCCGCTAACATTAACGCTGGTGACTTCCCTGGTGCTGTATTCCATCGTGATGCATTTGGTCTTGGCTTAATTGGTGACATCAGCATTGAGACACAACGTCGTGCAAGTTTCTTGGGTGATGACATTGTATGTTCAGCATATTATGGCACAGGCATCCTACAAAACAACTACGGTCGTTACTTGGCATTTGACTCAAGCATCAACCCTTAATTGCTAAATTAATCTAAAGGACTATCACAATGAGTAACCCAAATTTTGTATACAGTGGAGCAACTTTTTTGCGTTTCGCTACTTTTGCCGAACTACAGGCTCGTGATAGTCGTGTTTTTGAAGCAAATGAAGATCTTACACAAGCAGAAATTGAAAACTTTTTAAACATGGCCAGTCAGCGTATCCTAACACAAATTAGAAATACCAGTTGGTGGAGAGAATATCAGCGTAGAATGGCAAACATCATTGATCCAAACCTACTACCTGCTGTTAATCCAAATTATATCTTAGCAAGGACTCAGGAATTCAAGGATTTAAATATATATTTGGCATTGAACGAATATGCATATCCTAGTATTGCTGACTTTGGTAATCCTGATAGTGCAGAGATCGCAAAGATCAAGTTCTACAAGGACAGCTATAATGTATTGTTTGACGAAGTAATTGAAGCAGGCGATTGGTATGACTTCAGCGAAAACGCAACCATCGATACAGCAGACAAGATGGCTAGTTTTGTAAATAGGATTCGTGTAAGATGAGAACGCAATTACTAACTTATTTGACGGCACAACTGACTGGTAGCATTAAGACCAGTCAAGAACTGCCTTTTCAAGAAGGAACTAATCCGTTATACATGAAGAATGCTCGCAGAGTATATCTTGATGAACCCTATACTGAGCAGAATGACTTGTTGCCTACATTGGGAAGTTTAATTATCAACGAAAGAATTACTATCGTAAGATGGTTCTTAACAGTTGATGCAAAAAACAGAAACACTGATTTAGATTCAGCATTGACAATCTTAGGTAGTGCTAAGGATATCACTACCATAACAGGCGTTTATAAACGCTTGTTTGACTATAATGTCACCATAGACAATGACAGAGTTGTCTATGAGGGCGAATATAGATTTTATAATTTAGCATAAGGAAAAAATAATATGGCATACATATTCCCAGCACCTGGCGTAACTGGAGTCCAAATGACTCTAGCCGTTAAGGTCACAACGGATTCTGTTAGTTTAACTGTTCCAGCAATTCAAGACATCACCGTTAATAACGCTAACGATGTATTCACTTGGACACAGCTTGATCAAAGTTCAAAACTACAAGTTCCAACAACAGCAACAAATGATCTAAGTCTAAACTTAGTATTAGATCAAACAGTATTCTTCGGCACTGGCACAGGCACTGATGTTGCAGTTAAGCAAGGTATCTTTGGATTAAGCAAGACTAAACAACTTGTTGAATTCACATTGTATCTAGGCGATACAAACAGTGGCGGAGCAGGTAAGACATTACAAGGTAATGCTTATGTAACTGGCTTAGCCCCTACCGTTTCAGCCGATAGTCCTGTATGGGTTAGCCCTGTAACTTTAACAGTTACTGGCGATTATACAGTTTCTTAATTTAATTAAGAATAACATTAAGCACCTTCGGGTGCTTTTTGTTTGTATAAATAACAGTAAGGAGATTTTATGATATTTGATGATAAATCTGATGATGAGATATTTCGCAGTATAGAAGCAGAACTTGCCAAAGCATTAGCGGAATTAAGATGTGCCAAAAAAGATTTGGAACAAGCAGAAGTTAGAATGAAGTTTGCACTAGCAACCGTTCATTACTTAAAACAACGATATGAAGGAAAATAAGATATGGCGTTAAACTTAACACAACTGGCCAGCAAGCCGCAACTAATTAAAATTACTCTAGACACACCAGAGATCAAAGAAAAATATGGTGATGAACTAGAGTTTTGGATCATGGATAGACAACCCATTGAACAGTTTATCAAAATGGCAACATTAGGTGCAGATAACTATGGTGAAATGATTAAGATGGTCAATGACTTAGTGCTTGATGAGCAGGGTAATAAAGCAGTTAAAGAAGGCGAAGCATTACCCAATGATGTAATGATGACAGTTATAGGAGCGGTGGTAGAACGCTTGGGAAAGTAACACAGGAAGAAATTCCAGAAGGCAGCATAGAACTCAGTATGATTATGTTAATAGACACATTAAGCGAAAGATACGGTATGCTTCCTAGTGAAGTTATAGGCCGTGCCAATACCTTTGATGTGTTTATTGCTGATACTGCCATAGGTTATAGAAATGCTGTGCAAGAGCGTAGCATGAATGGCGGTAAAGCACCTATTACCGAATACAAGCAAAGCGATTTGCAAAACATGTTGGATAAAGTCCGTGCCAAAAGTTGATTTAACACAGTTTAATAGGCAGATGTCTAAAGCACTATTTGCATTAAACGATTTGCCTGAGTTTGCTCAAGAATCAATGAAGTCTAATACTCCTATTCGCACAGGTAATGCTCGTAGAAATACTAATTTGCGTGGCAACAAAGTTGTTGCTGACTATGCTTATGCTCAAAGACTAGAAGATAACTGGAGTCCACAGACACGAGGTCAAGGTATCATTGCTCCAACAGAACAAGACATCCAAAAAGAAGTGGATCGCAGATTAAAAGGAATCTAATATGGCTAGTAATATTCAAGTAGCAATCACAGTAGACAATAAACAATACATTGCCGGTGTCAATACCGCAAATAATGCTACGCAGACATTTAGTAAAAATGCTGTTAAATCATTAAACAATGTTAGTTTAGTCAGTGATAATTTAATATCTAGAATTGGAGGATTAAAAACTGCATTGTCAGGATTAGTCAGTGCCACTGCTGTTCAACAGGCTAATAATTTTGCCAATAATATTAAAGACATTGCTACCACAGCAGACTTAACTGTTGAAAGTGTATTGTCATTGAGCAGAGCATTTGAAGTCAATGGCGGCAATGCCGAAGGTGCTCAAAATGCAATCTTAAAATTCAGCGAAACCATTGGTAACGCTATTGGAGGCAGTGATCAAGCACAAAAATCATTGAAAGATGTTGGTATCAGTCTTAAAGATATACAGAATCTAAGTCAGCAACAATTATTAGCACAAGCAATTAAAGGCATTGCTGGTTTAGAAAGTGCGGCAATGCGAGCCAGAGTCCAAACAGACTTATTTGGTAAAGCAGCCAAAGCAGTTAATTTTGGCGGCTTAACAGAACAAGCACCAGTAAATCCTGCTGTCACTGCCGCATTTGAAAGTGGATCCGCAGCCAGTGAGAATCTAAAAAAACAATTTGGACAATTAACTGATGCTATCTTATTAGTTGCCAAACCGTTGAATGACATTGTTAAAAATATTAATATCACTGTCAGTGCATTTGAAAGTTTAATCAAAGCCATATTGTCCGCAGTGGCAGCATTTGCTTTATTCAAAGGTATTGGTTTAATTAACGGACTACTAGGTGGACTCAGTGTGGCTGCTACTGCCACAGGTGGTATTGTTGCTTGGTTTGGACTACAATTTGCCATTGTTGCTAATAGTCTAAAATACTTTATTCTTAATCTAGGTCGTGCAATTGGTTTATTGCCCACAGCATTTGGCGGCATAGCCAGTGTGGGATTTGCACTAGGAGCATTGGTCAAAGGCTTTTTACGCTTTGCAGGCGTTATTGGTATCATATACACATTAATAGAAGCCATAGATTTCTTGGGCAAACTTATATTCAATTTTAGTCCTGTGGATTTTTTAATTGATAAGTTTAATAAACTTGTTGATGTTGCCAAAGAATTCTTTAACATTAAACCCACAGCACCCAATGAAAGTGCCGCTGAAACGCAGAGATTGGCTAATCAAAATGCCATGCTAAAGAAAATAGAAGAAGAAAAGAAAGCCAGAGATGAAGCCGCTGCCAAAGCCAAAGAGTTTGCAGAACGACAAGCAAAAATTCGTGCTGAAGTTCAAAAGACTGGTGAAGCATTTAAGAAAAATAATCTAGAACTATTGCGTGGCATTGATTTTGAAACTGAAATGTTAAGCAAAACTAAAGAAGGCAGATACTTAACAGAAAATGAAGTAGAAGTATTGCGAGCACAAGATGCCGCATATAAGAGTCTGCGTGATCAATTAGATTCATTAAATGAAAAGCGTAAAGAATTCAGCAGAGGCACAGAAGAACAACGAGCAAGTTTAGGCATCATTGATGCTGAAATTGAAAAAGTAAAACGACTAGGACAAGTTCAAATTGAAGCATTGCCTAAGTATATCAGTGATTTACAAAGTGCTAAACTATTAGAAAAAGATAGAGCAACTCAACTTGAAAATATGACTCGTGCTATGGAGCAACAGTTAAAGATTCAAGAAGCATTAACTGGTGCAAGACTCAGCATTATCAGTCAAGGACAGGATGTTGCATTTGCTGGTAGTAAAATAGGCAAAGGCAGTTTACAACAACAATTCATGGACATTGCTGAGTCAAATCGCAAAGCAGGTTTAGAAGCAAGTCGTGCATTTGCTGCCGCATTTGAAGATGGTGGTGATGGACTTACACCAGAGCGTGCCAAACAACTACAAGATGGACTAGATGCTATTGCAGTAGGTTATAGAAATATTAACCAAGCACAACTTGATAATTTGAATCTAAGTCGTGAGTGGAGCACAGGTTGGACTGAAGCATTTCAAAATTATAGAGATTCTGCTCTTAACGCCGCTGAACAAAGTAAAACATACTTTGATACATTTACAAAAGGTTTTGAAGATGCTTTTGTTAAAATGGTGCAAACTGGTAAACTAAGTTTCAAAGATCTTGCTAATAGTTTAATCGCCGACTTTGCTCGCATACAAGCAAAGAAAGCATTGTTGGGTATATTTGATATGGGCGGTGCAAACAGCAGTGGACAAGGATTTAGTTTTGGAACATTGTTTGGCAGCATAGGTAAAATATTTGGATTTGCCAATGGTGGTAATCCTCCAGTTAATCGTCCAAGCATTGTTGGCGAGCGTGGTCCAGAATTATTTGTTCCTAAATCAGCAGGCACAATAGTTCCCAACGGTGCTGGTATGGGTGGACAAGTTATCAATAACGCAGTTTCATACAACATCAGTGCAGTTGATGCACAGAGTTTCAAATCATTGTTAGCCCGTGATCCAGAGTTTATTCACAATGTAGCTGAACAAGGCAGACGACAATTACCAATAAGGAGCCGTAGATAATGGCATTACAAGACATAATCAATACAGCGAGTAATATTGAAATTAACCGCAGTAAACTAATAGCACAAACAGTTAGTCGCAGTGGACGAATCAGTGTTGCTAGTCGCAACTGGGCTAACCCATTTAGGTTTGTTGTTACTCCTAAACCTGTTTGGACCTACACTGAATATAGAGCAATATTTGAACCAATATTTACAGCAGATAGATATACCACACAGACAATAGCACTGACTAACTTTAACACATCCACTGGAGCACTAACGCAAACAGGCATGTTTTGGCTTACAGAATATCAAGGTGCTTTAGCAGGTTCCACAGATCAAATCTTAGATGATTATACAGCAACATCAATGACAGGCAACGCACTGACAATTACAAAAACAGGCACACCTGCTAACGGAATTTCTATATTCAAAGCTGGAGATTATTTAAGAATTGTTGGCGGAGCCTATCCGTATATTGTCAGCAGTGATGTTGTAACAAGTGCAAGTGCTACAGCAGTTGTAACAGTTCATCGTGGTAAATTAGAAACATTTACTCCTGGAGCAAGCATCTATGTTGGACGCAGAGCCGCAGTGTTTAATGTCATAGTCAGCAAACTGCCACAGATTAGATTCTTACCTGGGCAGTTAGTAGAATTTACCAGCGACTTTGAAATGGTTGAGGAAATACTATGACAACAGCAATTCCACAAGTTGATGTTAATAAGATTGAATTTGGTGTTCTCATTGATTTAACACTGATAGCCATCAATCCTACAACAGGTGCAAGTGGCACAGGCTCAACAGCAACAATAACCTTTGCCACACAAGCAACAGCACCGTTTGGTGTAGGTGATACTATCACAGTCAGCAATGTAGTTCCTACAGCATACAATGGAACATTTGTAGTTACAGGTGCAACAACAAGTAGCGTAAGTTATGCCAGCACGGCAACAGGCAGTCAAACACAGGCAGGTGTTATTGGTTTAACTTATTACATTAGTAATTGTTATAAAGCAGTAAGTCATAACAGCAAGGCTTATCAAGCATTGGCAGGATTCTTAACAGTCAGTGACATACAAAGTAATATTAGCAATGCCAATGACGAAATACAATTGACTTTAAGTGCTATTCCCTCAGTTTATATTGCCGCAGTGTTAGGCACACAGATCAAAGGTGGTGAAATAAACATTTATCGTGCGTTCTTTGACTATACAACGCAAGAAGTTATTTCAGGTGCAGTATATAAAAGATTTACCGGTGTTGTCAGCAATTTCAGTGTTCAAGAAGATGTAGATGTAAGTGATCAAGACCCCACTGTTACACATACCATTACGCTTGTTGCAAGTAGCATCATGGGTGTGTTGGAAAATAAAGTAAGTGGTCGCAGAACAAACAAACAAGACTTTCAAATTGTTTACACCGAATTAGTAAACAGTGCCACTGATCCAAGTATGAACCGTGTTGAAGCATTGTTCAATAGTAGCTTTGACTTTGGTAAGCCGTATGTAGCTCAAGCAGCCAGCACATCAAAAGGCAACAGCGGCAGCACTGACGCAGCCGGTGGCACTGTCAGTGAAAATCAAACTTCAGGCGAAAGATATTAAGCATGATTAGCATAGCAGATATCAAAGAAGACAAAGAAATAAATGAAATTGTTTATAACTATTTTTCTAATCACTATAAGAATCAGCAACGAGCATTTGAAGAATTTAAGAAGTTAAATACTAAAATGAAACTTAGTCCAAACACCAAGTTAGTTAAGTTTGGAAACATAGTGTTTTTATTAAAGTTGGACGACGATGAGATTGAGTTTCACAGCATAGGCAAAGAGACATCAACCTTTGCTTACATAAAAGATTTACATGAACTTGTTGATTACGCAAAAAAGTTAAATGTCAAAGCAGTGTATTCATACAGCAATGACAGTGTATTTGAAATAATATTTCGTCGTATCAAATTGAATTTTACGCAGGATTTGAAAGTGGCTCCCGATGGGAACACTTATAACTATTATAGATTGGAGTTTTAATTATGCCGATTTTTGCCTATATAGGTGCCGCAGTTGCAGGATGGTTCTTTGCCGCAGGCACAGCAGCCTTTATTGCTACATCTTGGTTAGTGTCAACTGCGGCAGCATTCGTTACCAGCAGAATTATAAATGGTAATGCCAACAAAGGTAATAACTCAGCAGGCAATCAAGGTGGACGCATACAAGTTCCTCCAGCAAGCAACAATAAGATTCCTGTGGTTTATGGCAGTGCTTATGTAAATGGTGTTATCACAGATGCTAGATTGATAACCACAGATCAAAAGAAAAATGATACAATGTTTTATTGTATTGTGTTAAGTGAAACAAGTAATAATATTCCAGTAGGAAGTCCTGTGTATGGCTTGGAAGGTGTTTATTGGAATGACCTAAGACTAACTCCTGATCCAACATACTTACATAAAGTTAAAGATGGTAGAAAAGTAGTTGATGGTGCAATCGTTACTGCTGGTGCATTCCTAACAAACAGCACTTATATTATAAGAAGTATTGGCACTACAGACTTTACACTAATTGGAGCACAATCAAATAATCTTGGACAAATATTTACAGCAACAGGTCCTGGCACTGGCACTGGAACAGCACAAATAGAAGATTGGAAAGATGAAAACTTTGTTGTTGATGGTAAAAATCTAGTTGAACTTAGAGTGTATGCTGGTGGTAGTGCGGCAACAGATCAAATATATCCTCCACAATCATCCGGCCAAACACAGGCTGCCTATGACTTCTGGGGAGATAATGACAACAGTTGGACTACAGATTATGCCATGAAAGGTCTAGTGTTTGCCATAGTTAGACTAACTTACAATGGTGAAAAAGGTTTTACAAGTTTACCCAATGTCACATTCCAATTAGCCAACAATGTAGCAAATCCTGCTGATGTTTGGTATGATTACATGACATCAAAGCGTTATGGTGCTGGTATTGATCCTGCTTATATTGATGAGCCAGCAAGACTTGCTTGGTATAATTACTGCGAAGAAGACATCAGTTACACCAATGCTGCCGGAAATACAAATCAAAGCACATTACGATATAACATCAATGGTGTCTTAGACACCAGCAATCAAGTCAAAACAAACATAGACACTATTTTACAAAATGGTGGTGCTTGGATGAGCTATGATGTCAGCACAGGCCTATGGACACCTGTAATTAAGAAAGCCATTACTGCTGGAGATCCCACAGACACAACTACACATTTTACAGCAAGTAGAAATGCCGGAAATGAATTAACTGTAACAGTATTTCCAGAAGGTAGAATTGAAACAGGACAACTTCTTTATAATAGTGCTGGCACGCTAATTGGCACTATCACAGGACAAGTTGCACCTACCGCAGGACAAACAGCAGGACAAATTGGAAAATACACAACATCAACAAGTGGTGCAATATCATCAACAACCTTTTATACAACAGCACCCAACTTACTTGAGTTCAGTGATGACAACATTATATCTGGTATCAACATTAGTTCAACAAGACTTGATGACTTATACAATAAATTAGAAGTAGAATTTTTTGATAGATATAACAAGGATCAAAAGGCATACTATAGAGTAGATTTACCCGAACTGCAACGCAATCCCAACGAGCCAGACAATCAACTACGAATGAGTCTGGACTTGGTTAACAATTCAATGCAAAGTGATATATTGGGTCAAATAGAACTGCGTCAAAGTCGTGATGACTTAGTCATAGAATTTACCAGCAATCACTACGGCATACAAGCACAGGCAGGAGATGTTGTTGCTGTGACATCAGAACTATACGGATGGTATCCAAAGTTATTCCGTGTCATGCGTGTCAAAGAACAAGAAACTGAAGATGGTGGATTGGTAGCACAGATACAGGGATTAGAATATAACGGTGACGCATATACAATAGAACCCATCACAGAATTTGCCACAGAAGCAAATGTTAAAATTGGTATTGGTGTATATGGAACAAGTCCAAATATGCCTTTACCACCAAGACTAGCCATTGTTAAAGTCAATGACACTGATCCTATTCCTAACTTTCAATTACAAGTAAAGATACCAACTGAAGGTGGTCCGTATGATGAAATAGAATTCTATGTCACAGAAGGTTGGGATCAAATGTCTGTTACTGGTAAAATTGTAGCAGGTCAAATTCCTGTAATAGGAGCATCAGGCACAGGTTCAGTGGCAACTCTTACATTTACGCCAGCAAGTCCAGCATTTGTTTTTTATGAAATTGGTCAAGTTGTAACTATTGCTGGAATGACTCCTAGTGGATATAATGGCGTTAAAACTATTACAGCGGCAACAAACAATAGTATATCATATGCCAGCACAGCAACAGGATTTACCACAGGCGGAACTATTACCAGTGAAGTTGGAGCAAGTCAAAGTATAATGACTGTGACAAATGCACCGTTTGGAATAATTAATGTTGGAGACTATTTTGACTTAGGTGGTGTTACAGTTGTTAATCAACTTACAAATGATCCTGTGAGTAAAACATTTGTATCCGGTGGAGCATTTACTCCAGTGCCAGTGAATACTGTAACATTAAACAACACCACAGGACTACTAATTGGTAATACTTTAATAGGCACTGGACTGCCAGCAGGTGGCGCACACATTACAGCAATAGCAGGCAATCAAGTTACATTGGATACATTCTTTACAGCACAGGCCGCAGGCACTTATACAGTCTTTGGTGGCTTAGGCACTTACACAGTTAGTTTGCCTATAACTACATCAGGCACAGATGACATCTTTGATTTGCCAATACCCAGTGATTATTATTTCTTTAAGAAAGCAACTCCACCAGGCAATAGCGCAACATTTACCAATGGCGAAACAATTACTGTAACAGTCACAGAATTGCCTGCTAATACACAGACATACCGTCGTTGGTTTATTATATCACGAATGGGCATTAAAAAGCGATTCGGTGCATTCAGCGAACCTAGCACAGTTGATAAAGATGGTAACTTTCAATATGAACCAGATGCAGGTGGTAGCACTACAGATGTGTTAAATATAAAAGAAGCAATACTGAAATTAGATTTCGGTAATTTTGTTATACCTAATAATGGTTTTCTATTGTTTAGAACATTGAATCCTGTGGATTTTGGTAATGATCAAAACCTGGGCAGTAGTGCTCAATTAGATTTAGGCTTACTCAGTGTCACAGAAAACACTGTTACAGCCGGCACAGATGTAGAAACATTTGTATGGCAAGTTGACCCAATATAAGGATTTTTAAGATATGGCATTACAATTAAGAAGAGGAACAAACGCACAGCGTTTGGCAATAACACCAGCAAATGGTGAATTAATATTTGTCACTGATTACACGAGTGCAAGTGTAACTCCGTTATGGGTAGGCGATGGCACAACTGCTGGCGGTGTCAGTGGTGATACTAATACAACTTACACTCAAAATATTAGTTCAGTCTCAGGTGGAGCAAACTTAAATTTAGTTGGCAGTGACAGCACAACAGACACAGTTAAATTTGCCTCTGGCACTGGTGTAACTGTGGCATTTACGGATGCAAGCACAGCCACTGTTAGTATTGGACAAAGTGTAGCAACTTCAGCAAGCCCAACTTTTGCCGCAGGTTCGTTTAGCAGTTTAGTATTGCGTGGAAGCACCAGCGGAACAAATACATTTGTAAGCCCAGCAACAGCAGGCACACAAAGTTATACATTACCCACAGCATATCCTGCGGCAAATGGATATACATTACATTCAACTACAGCAGGTGTATTAAGTTGGGCAATAGATGATAGTGTAACTTATACTCAAAATATTAGTAGCACAACTGGCGGTGCAAATTTAAATTTAGTTGGCACTGATTCAACAACAGACACAGTTAAATTTGCCTCTGGCACTGGTGTAACTGTGGCATTTACAAATGCTTCAACTGCTACTATTACTAACACAGGTGTTACCAGTAATATAGCAGGCACAGGCATTAGTGTTAATAGTGCAACTGGTGCAGTTACCATTAGCAACACAGGTGTTACTAGTTTAACAACTAGTTCAGGACTAAGCACTAACACAAATGCTACTGGTGCAGTTAGTATCACTAACACAGGTGTTGTCAGCAATTTTGCAGGCTCAGGTATTAGTGTTGATGCTAATACCGGTAATGTAACAATTACCAACACAGGTGTAACCAGTTTAGGTGCAGGAACAGGAGTTACTTTATCAGGCTCTACTGGTGGTGTTACAGTTAGTATTGGACAAGATGTAGCAACTTCAGCAAATGTAACATTTAACAGTATTGCTTTTGGTGGCAATTTAATAACTCATGGCACTGGCATAAGAACATTTTCTGGCGGAGAATTTACACTGTTTAATTTTGATGGAGGAACTTATAGAAGTGCTAAAATACAAGTGAATATAGGTTACCCCAGCTTCTTTCAAGCTGTTGAACTTTTCGTATTAGCCGGAGATTCAGATGCGTTTATGACTGTGACTAATGACCTTAGAACTAGTATTAATTTATCTGATTTCAGTGTAACACGCTCTGGAGGACTTATACTTGTAAAAGCCACTCCAAAATATAATCCAGGTGGGATTGACTTAGGAACACTATATAAGTATGTAGTAACATTCGCTGGCGATGTATCATAAAACTACTGAGTAGTTTAATCATAAGGATAATGAATTATGGCAAACAATAATTTTAAAGTAAGAAACGGCATTGACATCGGTCCTGTCACAGGCGCAACCAACACTACAATAGATGGTGCAACAGGTGATGTCTCTACTATTGGACAATTTACCTCAACACAGGCAAACGATGCCACAACAGGTCAAGCACAGATATATCTAAATGGTGCCACAGGTAATCGCATTGATTTTAATACAAACGGTCAAGGTATCCCAACTACAACTACAAGAAGTGCTGGAACTAAAATAGTATTATTCCCATCAGTGAATGCTACTTTCGTTGATTATGCCATAGGTGCTGCAGCAAATGAAATATGGAGTAGTGTTAAAGAATATAGTGCTGGACAAACTTTCAAGTGGTATGGTGGCACAACAGAAATAGCCAACTTAAATGGCGTGGGTGACTTACAAATAGATGGTGACTTAACCGTCACTGGCAATGACATCAAATCAAGCACTGCTACAGCAATTACATTAAGTGGTGCAGATGTTACTATTCTTGGTGACTTAACTGTAAGTGGCACAACAACAACTATTGATACAGCAAATTTATTAGTAGAAGATAAGAACATTACTATTGGTAATGTAGCAAGTCCCACAGATACAACTGCCGCAGGTGGTGGTATTACATTGTTAGGTGCAACTAATAAAACAATAACTTGGAATAACGCCACAGATGGTTGGGAATTTAATCAAGCCATTACAGCAACGTCATTTACTGTTGATAGTAGAGCAAGTATTGACAGCTCAACATTAACTACTACATCCACTGCTACTGTAACATTAATAAATACTGGTAGAACAGCAATGTCAGTAATGATTACAGCAGTTCAAGGTGCTAATGTGCATTGTGTAAATGCCACAGTATTAAAAACTGGTGCCAGCACAGCAATGCTGACAATATATGGTGAAATGTATAACACTAGTTCATTGGTAAGTTTTACCGCTGATGTCAGCGGTGGTATCACTAGATTATTAATTACCCCAACAAGTGCAACAAGCACAGTATTCAATGCTGTAAGAACATCATTAGATTAAACATAAGGATTGTGTGAATTATGAGTAACGAAAAATTTAAAGTAAAATTTGGTCTCGCAGTAGGCGACACCGTGGCAACAATAGATGCCACAACAGGTAATATTGTTACCACAGGCACATTAGATGTGCAAGGTGGAACAATTACAGAATCAACAGGTGCACTAACCATTTCAACAGGTGCAAGCAATGGCGACATTACACTAACACCCAACGGCACTGGCAATGTTATTGTCAGCAGTGATTTAACAGTTAGTGGCGGTAATGTTAGTCTAAATAATGGCACTAGCAATATCATTGATTTTAATGGATTTGGACAAGGTGCTCCAACTACAACTACAAGAAGTGCAGGAACTAAAATAGTATTATATCCATCAGTGAATGCTACTTTCGTTGATTATGCCATAGGTGCTACAGCAAATGAAATATGGAGTAGTGTTAAGTCCTTTGATGCTGGACAAACTTTCAAGTGGTATGGCGGCACAACAGAAATAGCAAGTTTGGGTGGCACTGGTAATTTACAAATTGATGGTAATTTAGATGTTCAAGGTGGCACAATTACAGACAGCACTGGTGCACTACAGATTACTAGTGCAAGTAATGGTGATATAACATTAGCACCTAATGGTAGTGGCACAGTAATAGTAAGCAGTGATCTAGCAGTTAATGGTGCTACCAGTGCAGATATTACAACAACTACAACAACAGCATCAGTGTTCAACACCACAGCAACAACATTAAACATTGGTGGTGCAACCACAACAACTAATATTGGTAAGAATACTGGTAGTAGTATTGTTAATGGTGTTAATAGATTTACCAGCCCAACTATTTACGGATTTACAGGTGGCGCATCAGCTCCAAGTCGTGGCTATATGCAAAGCAATGGTAATACTGGTAGTTTTGCCACTGCAAGAAACAATATAGTAATGCGAACATTTCCCACTGCCACTGCTACCAGTGCCAGGGGTGGTTTAATATTTGAAAATGCCAGAGGCAATGAAACAACTCCTTCAGCAGTGGTCAGTGGTGATTTAATGGGCGAACTCAGTGCATTAGGCTATGCTACAAATGGATATACCAGTGATTATATTCTTGCTACTCCAGGCACAGCCTATTTTACACCCACTGAAACTTGGGCAAACACTGGAGGACCATATCCCACTGCTGGCACAGTAACTAACGCTGGCACTGGATATATTTTAGCATTACAACCAACTGCTACAAATCTTGCCGCCAGCAATGCTGGTAGAATAAATGTATTGAATATCAATCCACAGACATTTGCCAGTCGCAGTGACGCATTTACTTGGGCCAATGGTAAAACTGGCACAACACAGACTATGTCATTGGATGTCAGTGGTAATTTAATATTGACTGGTGATTTGCGTGTAAATGGTAATGACATACAATCAAGCACAGGTGCTACAGCACTTAGTTTATCTGCGGCTAGTGTCAGCACGCCAGGTAATTTTACTGCAACAGGCACTGCAACTTTTGATAGTATTACTGCCATTGATGCTCAAAGTAATTTATTAAGCACAAATACTAATGCAGGCACCAGTGTTAATATTAAAACTAACTATAGAACAGGCAGTGGTGGCACATTGGTAGTGCCAAGTGCTAGTAATGCATTAGGTAACTTCCGTTTCCAAAGTTACAGTGACACAGCAGACACTTATGTATTGGCTGGTAGTGTTCAAGTAACCGCCACAGAAAACTTTAGTCCAACTGCCAATGGCACTAAAGTTCTTTTCACTGCAAACAAACAAGGACAGAATTGGAGCACAGGAAATATTGTAGTAGCAAGTGTTAGTCCAGAATTAGCAAGTATTAGCAGTGATGCTATTACATTAGAATCAAGCACAGGTGCTAACTATTTGGTATTAAATGGCACAACTGCCACATTGACCAACACAGCAGGTAATCCATTGCCTGGTGGCAATATTAGTTATGGTAGACAATACATTGAAGCATACAGCACAGTGGATCAAACCAATCCTACTGCCAACGCAGAAAACTTGATGTCATTTAATAATACAGGTATCAGCAATGGCATCAGTATTGTCACTAATGGAACAGCACTTACTCGTATTACTTTTGCCAATGCAGGTGTATATAACTTACAATTCTCAGCACAGTTAAGTCAAACTTCAGGTGGTAGTGCTAATACATTTATTTGGTTAAAGAAGAATGGTGCTAATGTTGCCAACACAGCAGGTGATACCAGAGTTGCTGGCAACGGTGATAGAATTATGGCAGCATGGAATTATGTGTTTTCAGCGGCTGCAGGAGATTACTATGAACTTGCTTGGGCTGCCAGTGATACTTCAGTGATATTAGATTACATTGCAGCCGCAGGTGTAGTGCCAGCAATTCCCAGTGTTATTTTAACAGTAGTGCCAGTAGGCGCATAAAAGGAGCATAACATGAGACATTTACCAGAACGTGGAATGAGAACGAAAACTAATCGTAAGAAACCAAGACCAGGGAGAAAATAATGCCAGTAAGAAAAGTCACAGGCCCTAGAGGCGGAACAGGATATAGATATGGATCAAGTGGACACTACTACCCAGGACCTGGGGGAAAAGCTAAGGCGCAAAAGCAAGGTGTGGCAATACGCCTCAGCGAACAGCGAGCAAAAAAGAAAAAGTAAAACTATGAGTAAAGAAGATAGTGATTTAGCCACTCACGTAGCCTTGTGCAGTGAGCGTTATCAAGGCATAGAGGATAAATTCCATGATGTTGAAAAACGACTTACAAAAATTGAAGGAGATGTCAATGACCTCAAAATTCAAACTGCGCAGGGCTTTAGCGATGTCAAGTTATTGTTGGAGCGTCAAAATTCCAGTAAACAGGTTCAGGTAATTGCAACTTTCGGCACCATCATCACTGCTATACTGGCTTTTGTAGGATATCTAATTACAAAGTGAAAAGCATATCTAAATAGAGATATGACTACTAAAATTAGAAAAAAATGGATGGGTATTAGCCCACATCCTGAAGCACCTGACATCATGTTAAGCAGAGCAGTGAATTGGGCACCTGATTTTCAAAAGAAATACAGCACTATAAATGGTTATGAGCCCAATAACATCACAGCCGCAGTGGCTTGGACAAAGATACCCCAAGACTTAATTGCCAGTGATGCTTTCATTTATAAAGATAAATTAACTGGCTTATGGGTGCAGGCAGTTGGTTATCCACTTATCACTAGAGAACAGGCGCAGTCTTGGATAGAACTACAGTTGTCCAATGGTGCACAAGGTTATTGGTATAACCAATACGCAGTGCCTCGCTTACCACAAAAGCCATATACACAACGAGAAGTTCCTGCCAAAACTATTGATCAAATCACTTACATTGAAATGATTGCACATCAAAACAAATTTATGGTCAATGGCATTAATTTATTGGATCTAAATCCTGTGGGTCGTCCCAAGGACATTGATGTATATGCTGAACCTAAAGAACGAAAAATATATGAAAAGCGTGACCCCACAAAATTTCATATTAGAAGTAATAGCAAGTTCTTAATAACACCAAAAGGTGTTTATGCCAGTATTAGTAGTGCGGCTGCTGATATGGGCCTGAGTTTTTGCGGGCTTGCATATCATATGAAAAAAGGCACAAAGGGTTACACATATATCACTGCTGAAGAATACTTAATGCGAGTTGACAAGTTAAATACAAATAGCACTACAGAGTAGTGCAGATGATGTCTAATCAACATCATCGTTACTGCTAATAACTTTATCCCCGATTAGAAATAGTTGGGGATTTTTTTACGACTAAAGTATTAGAGTATATTTTAGTAGTATATCAACTGAAGTAGTATATAGACCAGTGAACCGTGTATTTTAGACTGAAATAAGGTTTTCGTGTTAAAAACAACACTTTTTTCGCTGTTTTCAATGCCTGTATGGCAGGATATTTTAATTGGTGTAAATTAAATCCTGTGCTATACTATACACTTATTAACAACGAAACGAGGAGTTTCAAAAATGGCTACACTAGTATATCAACTTGCTTATGACGCAGACAGCGACTGCGAAACGGTAGTAGAGACGGGCTTGTTCGTTTGCTACACCAAAGATCCAAAAGAAATCGTTGCTCGTGCTAACGAACTTTGGGGCAAAGATTGGTTTGGTCTATGTTATCAAGATTGGGATTGTAATGATCTTGATGTTGAAAGCAAGACACTTTTCAACAAGTCAATTTAATTGACAC